GGGACGACCAAAGAGCGAGTGTGCAATAATGCAAGCGACTGCTTGCAGGCCAGAGCTCTTGAGGTAGGGGGCTACCTCATCCTCACATCTGCGAATGGGTTAATCGCAGCATCACGTTGATATCACTGCACTATCAGCCTGCATGTGCCGCATCTGTGCCCTGCCCCCACCCCAGGGGTAGGCAGCACCACAACCAGAGATGGGAAAGCATGCTTCCCTGCCACCGCAGGGTGGGGGTACGGGGGTCGAACCCGATCCCAGGGGCCACCGTGGCTGGGGCAGTACCCATCCCGTGAGTGCCGCCATGTGGGTCCGTTTTTTGGGCGGCGGCGTTCTGGGAACTGCTACCGTCTGTAGCGGAGGGATGTTTCAGGGAGGTTTGTGGGGATGCCGGGGCCACACACTGGGTGCCTCTTAGCGGCGTCCTCGCGCGTATCAATTTTTACAGAAAAAGCAAGTATTGGGGCTTTTCAGCAACTTGGAGGGCGGTTGCATGGGAAATCTTGTCACATTTCCGACGCGGCTGACGCTGCGTTGCCGGGGCTGTGAGCGGGTGGCGACGATCCGAGCGGTGCTGCCGAAGGTCAAGAATGCTGACGGATTTGTGCTGCCGCCGAAGTTCCGGTGTAAGGTTTGTCACAGTACGGATGTGGTGGTGAAGCAGCGCGGGGCGGCGTGGCATTACCGCCCGACGCCACAGGACCGGAGGCGGGGGTGATGCCCGAGCGGATTGATCAGGAGCGTGCTGACCTGATGTCGCGGCGTGCGCAGGACCGGGCGTTCTGCCGTGCGCTGATCCGCGAGATGATGCTCGGCAGCGAGCGGGTGACGCAGTATCCCGAGCAGCAAGCAACGGCACCGGGTACCGGGGGACAGGGAGCCGGTGCCGCCGTCGTTACCAATCAGCGCGGCTGATTGGGCTGCGGGTTGGGATTTGGCTTCGGCTTGTTGTCGTCGTCCTGTGGCTTGTTGGGATCGTTGCCCATTGGGGGTGTCCTTGGGTTGCCTCCTCTAGCGTGGGGCAACGCCGCGCCGAGCTGAAGGTTGCGCGCTGACTGTTTACGGGTTGCTAGGGTTTGGTGGCGCGCTCGCACGAGTTGGGTTGCTTGGTGACGTTGGCACGCTGCGGGTCACTGGGTTACTCAAACACGAATGGCACGCTGCGTTCACACGGGTTGCTCAAAGTAGATGGCACGTTTTGCTGCAGTGGATTGCTTAAAGGACCCTGGCACGCTCATGATCGATGGGTTGCTGTGAGAGCACGGCACGCTGATTGTTATCGGGCTGCTAAGTAATGGTGGCACGCTTGGATGACCGGGGTTGCTCACTGCATCCGGCTCGCTATACCGAAGTGGGTTCCTGTTCAGGGGCGGCACGCTGTTCCCATTTGGGTTGCTGAAGTCGGCTGGCACGCTGGCGTTCCACGGGTTGCTTTACCGTGATGGCACGCTGATGCGATTTGGATTGCTTTGCGCTTTCGGCACGCTCCTGGTGTCCGGGTTGCTGAAGGGCTTAGGCACGCTTCCGGCCTGTGGGTTGCTACGTTCGACCGGCACGCTGTCTTGCATCGGATTACTCCACGTTTTCGGCACGCTGTATCGTACTGGGTTGCTATCCTGACGTGGCTCGCTACGCCTGTCACGGGTTGCTTGGCTGCTTCGGCACGCTTTAACGTATTGGGTGGCTACAACGTAATGGCACGCTGCTGTAATTTGGATTGCTAGCCTAGTCTGGCACGCTGTTTGATCCTGGGTTGCTATCCATTTTGGGCACGCTGTCATGAGCCGGGTTACTAACGCTCTCGGGCACGCTTGACGCGGGTGGGTTGCTCTTCGCCACTGGCACGCTTGCTGACTACGGGTTACTATTCTCGTGCAGCACTACTCACGCAGCATGCGGGCGGTTGCCAAGCTTCTCCACCGCATACGGCACAGTGACCGGCAAGCCCTCAAGCTCACGCCACTTCGCCCACAGCTCCTGCAGAAACTGCTTCACCATATAACGAGTGCTCGCCGTGTGAATGCGCCCAGGCGTCCAGTACTGCTTCAGATCCACCTCGCCCGCCTTGTGCAGCTTCTTCCACTCGCTGACCGTCACCTTGGTCCGCGCCGGATCAGACACGATCCGGTGCTTGTAGTCATCATACGCAACACGCCACTCCGAGCCGCTGCGCAGGAATGACGGACCTAACACGCCCATCAGCTTGGTCTTCAAAAACGGATTGTACGTCACGCCAAGGCGCGTCTTGGTGTCGCCATTGCGATCAAGATACTCACGCTCGACAAGATGCTCCTCGCGGCGCGATCGCCCGCTGCCACCGGAAACGTCCAGTCCAGCATACTTCCAGAACGACGACACATGCCGCGCACGGCGCGGATCAAGATACGCAATAATCACCCCCGCCATCGCCGGACCAATGCCGGTGACGCCGGAAAGATACTCGCTGTAGATCGGGATCGCTTCCAGTGTGCCGGTTAAGTCGCGGAACTGCTTGGCCTCCTGCGTCTCCAGCGCAAGATAGCTGCCAACCAGCGCGAACTCGGCAGCACTGCCGATGATCGCACTGCCGGTGAAGTCCAGCTTCGCCATGTTGATGCGACCCTTCTCCGACGTGATGCCGTCCGAAAGGCGGCGATACTCTGCCTTGATCAACACGATCGCCCGCGTCTTCTTCTCCTCGGCAGCGTCGTCGTCCTCGTCGTCCACCGGCCCGAGCCGCGCACGAAAGTTCGCACACAAACGCAATCCACTCTGCATCCGCAGCTGCTGCAGATCGTAAGCCCCGCGCACCATCGCACGCAGAACCAGTATCAAGGCTTCGTCAGCCATCTTGCCCTCCTCTGGGTTACATTAGCGTAGCGGCATCTGACACGACGCCAGCACGATCAGCACAACAATGATGACGGCGAGCTTCACGGCTCTTGTCCCCGCGCAGGCGGGGATGGCCCGCAGCCGCTCGACAATGTCACTCATTGAGCCTCCCAGTTGCACGGGGCCGCATCATGCGGGGGTGAAGGAACAGATGATGCTGTCGTTGGCCCCGTGCAAATCAAAGCCTACAGGAAACCTGAATGGCACGTAAAGCCAAAACTGCACCCAAAAAGCCGGAGCCGCCGCCCGCGCCGCTGCTCTCCCCAGAGGAGCTGCGCGCCAACGCCATCAAAGACCTGATGCTCAAGCGCGTCGCGCGCGAGAAAGAACGCCGCGTATCGCTCAATCGGCTCAATGCCTACGCCCCCTACGCCAAGCAAAGGGAGTTCCACGACGGCGGCGCGCTCTATCGCGAGCGCGGCATGATGGCAGGCAACCAGCTCGGCAAAACGACGGCAGGAGCTGCAGAAGCCGCCATGCACCTGACCGGGCGCTACCCCGATTGGTGGCGCGGCAGAGTGTTCGATCACCCCGTGCGCGCAACCGCAGGCTCGGAAAGCGCGGAGCTAACGCGCGACGGCGTGCAACGGTTGATCGTCGGTAACCCGCGCGACGAAAGCGCCTGGGGAACCGGCATGCTGCCGAAGGAATGCCTGATCAACTGGACCCGGCGCAACGGCGTGTCCGACGCGCTCGACGGCATCCTCGTGCGATGGGGCGGCGACGGCGACGTGCAGGCGCAACACAGCGCGCTCAACTTCAAAAGCTTCGACCAGGGCCGAGGCAAGTGGCAGGCAGATACATTGGATTTCGTCTGGCTCGACGAAGAACCACCGCTCGATATCTACAGCGAAGCACTGACGCGAGTGGCGAGCACCAGTGGCATGGTGTTCTCGACGTTTACGCCATTGTTGGGGATGAGTGAGGTCTGCCGCCGCTTTTTGCTCGAGCCCAGCCCCGACCGCAACCTCGTCACCATGACGATCGACGACGCCCCTCACTACTCACCCGAGCAGCGCGCGAAAATCATCGCCGGTTATCCCGCGCACGAACGCGAGGCACGCGCAAAAGGTATCCCGGCGCTCGGATCGGGCCGCATCTTCCCAATCTCGGAAGAGGACATCAGCATCCCGGCGCGCATCTTCCCGCGCGAGTTCGCACGCATACGCGGCCTGGACTTCGGATGGGATCACCCGTTCGCCTGCGTCGAGCTGGTGCACGATCGCGACGAGGACGTGCTCTATGTCACCAAGTGCCACAAGCAAAGACAATCAACGCCGATCATCCATGCCGCAACTATTCGCGCATGGGGGAATGAATGGGTACCTATCGCGTGGCCCCACGACGGTCTTGTCTCCGACAAGGGGAGCGGCATGGAGCTGGCTACGCAGTATCGCGCGCAGCATCTCAACATGCTCCCCGAAAGGGCGACTTTCCTCGATGGCGGCTCCGGCGTCGAAGCCGGATTGATGGAAATGCTCGGTCGCATGCAGACCGGGCGGTTGAAAGTCTTCGCGCACTGCAACGAATGGTTCGAGGAGTTCCGGCTCTATCACCGCAAGGAAGGCAAGGTCGTCAAGGAGTTCGATGACCTGATGGCGGCGACGAGATACGCGATAATGATGCTCCGCTACGCGACGACAGAGGCGATCAAGCGACCGCGCGCTCGTCCTGCAGGCAGCTGGCAGGCGGCATAGGAGGCGACCATGACATTGGGCCTTTGCTTCTGGATCTTGATGCTGATCTGGCTGGTGTTCAATCTGACTTGGCACTACGGCGTGATTGGCAGCTATGGACCTGTCGGCAGCGCGCTGCTGCTGTTCGTGTTGTTCCTGTTGCTCGGATGGCAGGTCTTCGGGCCGCCACTGCACCGATGAGCAACCTGCCACGCGACACATATCACCAGCATCTCTATCCGCGCCTGCGCGGCTACAGCGTCGGCGAGGATGGGGAAACAACCATCCATCTCTCGCTCGGCTTGCCCTGCTGCGGGCTCGACCTCCTCGTAGAAGCACCCCCGCATATGACAGCGCTGGAGCTATGTCAGATCGCGGGCGAGTTCCTGGCGATGCGGCAGCGGGTGCGCGAGCTGCCCGCGTTCAACGCCTGTGCTCTGCCCAATGCGCGCACAAACGGCTGAAGCAGAAAATGGACCGGCAAACCAAGCTCGCTTTCAGCGTGCTCGGCGCGCTGATCCTGTTCATCGTCACGCTGTGGCTCTACGGCACGTTTAGCGGTTGGTACGAATGAACACGCTCCGCAATCTCGGTGCAGCGCCAGGACCGACGCTCGCCAGCACCGGACAACGCTATCGTGAGCTGCCCGCAGCGACGTTCGATGAACGCTTCGGCCCCTACAACGTCGGCCCGCGCAGCGACGAGGACATCCTGCGCATGTTCATCGAGCAGGAGCAGCTGCAGCGCCGCGACCCTAACGTCATCAGGCCGGGGACGCCGTCCTGGCCCTTTGGCTACACGCAGACATAGCGCATGCCTGTCCCCAGCTGGCTCTACGGTAACACGCTCGGCAACATCGGTGCAGCTGCAGGCACCTTCCCCGCGCCGCCGGTCTTCCGCACGCTCGGCGACATCGGCAACCGCGGTGAACCCACCGCACCCTATATCGGTGCTCTCGGCCCGCGCAGCGTCACCGGGCCAGGGCGTGGCTCGCCAGGAGGCCCCCCCATCCAGGCGCGCGACGCCCCCTCCCTCATGCTAACCCGCGAGCGGCTGCAACGCGCCCTGGATGACAATCCGGGGCTGCAGGCCACGCTGGCCCGCAATCGCTCCGCAGAGATCGGACCACAGGCCTCGGCTGAAAAGAGAGCTTGGTACGATGCCCTGGTCCTCGATCGTGCCGCCGCTCGCGGGGAGCCGCTCGACTACACGCTCACCAACCGGGCGTACTTCCCGGCGACCACCACCGGCTATCGCGGCGCAGTCGGCAACTACGCCACCGATCCGGCCCTGTTCGCGGGTGCCAACCCGGCCAACTTCGCCACCGGCAACGCATCCCGAGATCCCATCACCGGGCGTCAGGTGGGCTTCGGCGGCGGCCCGCAGACCACATCGATCGGCGAAGGCAGCAACCCGGAGCGCGGCGGCATCGAACGCCAAGACCTCCCCTACGCCCGCGCTGTCGGCTACACCGGCCCCGACACCACGCCGATCGGCGTCGCTGGGCCGCTCGGCATGAACGCCACCGACCTGACATCCGGTGGCTGGAACACCACCGTCGCTGCACCGGCCCCAGGAGCCCCTGCGGAGGCCGTGGGCTACACCCGCCCCGAGCTGGCGGCCCGAGGTGGCACCACCGATCCCGCCGAGCTGGTGCGCAAGGATGACGGTCTGGCGAGCGCGCTGGGACGGTTCTTCGCCAACCTCGACTTTAAGCCCGCAACACCGGCCAAGGCCGCGCCGCTCGGCTTCGGCACCGCACCGCAGTTCCGGTTCTCGCCGGTAGGTCAGAGGCGCTGATGCCTAACATCACACTGGACAGTCTGGGCAGCGCCGCCGAGGTCGCACGCAAAAACCGCGAACGTGGCAGCAATCCGCTTGCCAACATTCTGGAAGCACTCGGCAGCTATCCTGGGCTGGTGTCCGCAGCTCAATCCTTCGGCGTTCCCGCCCAGGCCATCCGAGGCATGGATCAGGGCATGCAGCCTCTATTCGAGGAAGCCGGAAAGCTCCAGCACTACGGCGAACCCTACTTCAATGCGGGACCATCGACGCAGGCTGCGCTTGGCGCAACCGTTGCACCAATGGTGGGACCGGCAGAGACATTGGCAACACTCGGCTCCGGCGCAATACGCCGAGCCAGACCGGGGATTGGACATAACAACCCGCCGGTTGATGCACCGTTCCCACAGTTCGCCGAGCAGTATCCCGCAATGGGTCCAGGCACTTGGGTGGAGCAAACCGATCCAAAGAAGCTCGCAAAAGGTGACATCGGATATACCGAGAAGACGCTGACGCCCGAGGCAAAGCAGTTTGCCAAGGCGCGCGAGAAAATAATGAAGGACATGAATGAGAAGGGCTACACGCCTTACTTCGATCCAGCAAAGCGCACCTACGTTGATCCCGCGAATTATCCTGCGGCTAATGTCGACACGTCGACGCTCGGACCATCAAAGCTCGACACCGTTGTCGAATACATGAAGACGATCGGCTCGCCCGAAACCAGCAAGGCGCTAGAGGCGGCTTACAAGCGCGGCGGCGAGCTGGGCAACGCCGATCACTGGTATGCGATGGGCCAACTGGAAGCAGAGTACATCAAAGAGCTGGGACCGCAGGCGGGCCGCAAAGCATTCTTGGATGAGTTTGCCGTGCCGATGGCAGCAACGACATCGGGCAACAATCCATCCCAGAATTTCCTAATGGGTCAATATCTGGAACACCTGCGCAAGACCGACCAACCAATGCCGTTTGGCGGCTACCAGCTCCCGGTCACGGTGGGTGGTCGTCGCGTGGCAAGTAATCTGGAAACGTATGAGCCGATGCGTGCAGGCGGCGGCTACACCTATCTCGGCAAGGATCAGCCGAAGATGCACAACTTCGTACGCTCGTTTCTCGGCGATCTAAGTCACCCCGTAATGGACGAGCAGATGGCGGGCGGCATGCTCGCGCACGCCACCGATCCGAAGTTCGCTGATCGCGCGCGCAAGGGTGCATTCGGATTGCTGGAAGCGCCGGTCACCGCATTGGCGAAGCGTTTGGGCATCCAGCCAGGGAATGTTCAGGACGTGGCCTGGGCGGGCTTCAAGAACGAAGCAGGCGGCCCAATGATCAAGGTGATCAACGACGTGATAGAGCGGACCCACCGGCTGACCGGCATGCCGCGCGAGGAGATCGTGCGACGCGGATTGGTGCGTAAGGAAATCCCGGTTTATTCGGGAGCCGCTCCGGTGCCGACGTTGTCCAACCTGGGCGACAACAATCAGTGATCAGGGCGGCGTAGCGTCCCATCCGTAGGGATCGTGCTGTTCCCAGATGCCGCCCGCCTCTTCGTACTTGTAACGCAGACCGTTCAGCACGCGATCGAGCATAGCGATCTCGCTATCGCTTGCGTCTTTCTTGCGCGCGACCAGGGCGACGATAACTGCTTCGAGCTGCTCTTCGGTCATGCCGCGATTGTACCATACAGGAAACCTGAACCGCAAGGGAGCCACCAATGGCCGACGAGCCCGAACGACACCGCACCTCCGCGCCTGTCCCGTTGCCGACCGACGAGCAGTTCACGCCAGGACGCGAACCCGACCACGAGGCTCATCCGCCCGAGGATGAGTTCTGGGAAAACATCATGTTCGAGGAAAACAGCTACAAGCTCGAACACTACCGCGCCTCGGCGCAGCAGATGGCGAACGACTGGGGTTGCAGCGTGCTGCTGCACTTCTACGCGCTGCCATCCTATCAGCGCACCAACGGCGTGATGATGGCGGCGTTCATCCCCGCCGACGAAGGCAAGGCCAAAGCGCCGACGCCACCCGCGCGCTCCGCGCCGTCGCCCACCACCCAGTCCAAGAACAACGCCAAGCGGTGATAGATGGCCTACCGTAGACGCAGGAAACGGGCGCGCAAAGAAACCGCGTCCGAAGCTGCCGAGAACGAAAGCGCGTCGGAAAAAAGAGCGGATGAACCGGCAGAGCAGACGCAGGACGATCGCGTTCCCGCCGGTCAACAGGACTTGCCGCCGGAAGGAGCCGACGCCGAAGACCTCGACGCCGTTCACGACGAGGCGTGCGAACGCTACGAGCAAGCCTGGGAGAAGGATCGGCAGAACCAGCGCGACGCCTACGACGATCTGCGCTTCCTGTCCGAGGAAGATGCGCAGTGGGACGGTGCCGCCCTGGCGGAACGCAAGGACAGCAACCGCCCGGTGCTCACCGTCAACAAAGTCCCGCAGTTCATCCGTCAGGTCACGGGTGATATCCGCCAGCTGCGGCCCAGCATCCACGTCGTGCCGATCGACGAGAAGGCCGACGACATGCTGTCGACCGATGTGCTGCCCGAGATGGTCAGGTACATCGAGCGGCGCAGTGACGCCAAGGCCTCGTACTTCTCTGCCGCCGATCAGATGGTTTCCGCAGGCATCGGCCACTGCCGGGTGTTCACCGAATACGCCGCAGCCACCACAGCAAACCAAGAGATCGGCATCACGCTGATACAAGACGGCATCGCCGTCGTGTGGGATCCCGACGCCATCCATCCAACGCGCAAGGACGCCAACTATTGCTTCGTGCCGATCGACATGAACCGCAAGGCCGCCGAGGCGCGCTGGAAGGGACGCAAGTTCGACACGCCGCTGCTAGGTGAAAGCTGGACCGGATGGTTCACCGACGACAGCATCCGCATCACCGAATACTGGCGCAAGGTGCCGAAGGAGCGCGAGCTGGCGGTCTATCCCAACGGCCAGATCGTCGACCTCACCGACGACGAATACGACCCGCAGGCGGATGAGGACATCGGCTACGACGGCGACGTGCCCTACGATCAGACTGCCGAATACGGTCCCGATCAGGAAGACAAGCCCGACAAGGACGAGGCCGACTACCGCCCAGGCGAGGGCGAGCGCCGCTGCGGCGGCTGCACCATGTTCCAGGCCCCGAGCCACTGCACCGCAATCCAAGACCCGGTGCGCGCCGACATGCTGTGCGATTATTTCGAGCCGTTCGATCTGCTCGGCAATCTCGGCGAGAACGTCATTCCGTTTCCCGTGCGCCCGCAGCTCTCTCCCGACATGGGACCGAAGCGAGCGGATGCCATCGCAGGCGGCGCACGCATCGAGAAGCGCGACAGCTATTGCATCCAGCGTTTCGTGATGTCGGCAGGCGAAATCCTCGACGGTCCCGACGAGTGGCCGGGGATGCATATCCCAATCGTTCCGTTCCTCGGCGAGGAGATCAAGATCGGTCGCCAGATCGTGCGTCGCGGTGTCGTGCGCAATCTCAAGGATGTGCAGCGGCTATTCAACTACGCGATCAGCGCAGATGCGGAAGCGGTTGCGCTGCAGCCCAAGGCTCCGTTCAAGGGCACGCGCGTCAACTTCGAAAAGTATCTCGATCAGTGGGAAACGGCGAACACTAGAAATTGGCCGTTTCTGGAGTACGACCCAGACCCCTTAAACGGCGGTCGACCACCCGAGCGCGAGCCGCCGCCGGTTGCCAGCCAGGGCATCAAGGAGCTGCTCAACGTCGCCACCACCGAGATGTCCGCAGTCACCGGCATCTACCCGTCATCGCTCGGCGCACCCGCGCAGGAGACATCGGGCAAGGCGATCGTCGCGAGGCAGAGAGAAGGAGACACGGGTACCTTCGTCTATATCGAGAGCTTCGGTCGCGCGATCGAGCGCATCGGCCAGATCATTGTCGACCTGATCCCGCACATCTATGACAACGAGCGCTCGCTGCGCGTGATCGGCGACGACGGCAAGATGTCGAAGATCGACATCAACAAGGCGATTGTCGACCCCAACGGTGATGGCATCGCCACCGTGCTGATGAACGACCTCACCACCGGCAGCTATCAGGTGTCGGTCGAGATGGGGCCGAGCTATTCCACCAAGCGCGAAGAAGCGCGCGAGGGCATCCAGACATTGATGCAGGCGCTCGGCCCGCAGTCCGCACCGTTGTTGGCGGATTTGTTTGTGCAGGGCCAGGACTTCCCGCTCGCCGATCGCATCGCCAAGCGCATGCGTCTGCTGCTGCCGCCCAACGTGCAGAAGCTCGAAGCTGCGCAGTCGGGCGAGCCGCCGCCCCCGCAACCTCCACCCCCGCCGCCGCCGCCCGAGGTGTTGCTCAAGCGAGCGGAACTGCAGCAGGCGCAACAGGAGCTGCAGGGCAAAGCCGAGATCGAGAAGATGTCGCTGGAGGTCGAGCGGATCAAGATGCAGACCGCGATGATCCTGGCGCAGACCGAGCTGCAGAAGGCGCAGCTCGCCAACCAGAGCATCGAGCTGGGCCACGCCGCCAAGCAGCGCGAAACCGAAACGCAGCACGCCGCGAAGATGGAGCAGACCACAACGCAGCATGCCGCCAGGATGGAGCAAACCGAAACCGCCGCCGCCGCCAAGATACAGCAGACCGAGCTGGCGCACGCCGCCAAGATGGAGCAGCTGCGCGCCAAGCCAGCACCGGGAGGTGAGGGTGGCTGATCCAGAAGAAGACTACTATCGCCGTCTGGAAGAAGAGTACGACCAGCCGAGGCGCGTTCGCAGGTTCTTCGCGCGCAGGCCCAGGCTGCTGCGGGCCAACCTCGGCGGCGGCGCATCGGTGTCGATCGCCCTGGCGGGCGGCCAGGGTAGTCCGGTCAACGCTGGTCCGATCAACTTCACCGTCACCTTCAGCGAGGCCGCCACCGGCTTCACCAATGCCGACGTGAGCTTCACCGGTTCGACCGTAGGTGGCACCCTGGCCGCAGCTGTCACCGGCACCGGCCCCGCCTACAACGTCGCCGTCACCGGCATGACCGGCAATGGCGGCGTGTCGATCAACATCCCGGCAGGGTCCGCGACCACTACCACCAAGGGCCTGCCGTTCCCGGCGTCGAACACCGCAACGGTCGTCTTCGACACCGCGCGGCCAAGTGTGGTGGTAACCGCAGCGGTTGGTCAGGCTACCCCGGCGGTGATGCCGCCGATCACGTTCACCGTGACGTTCAGCGAAGCCGTCACCGGGTTCATCGCCAGCGATGTGGTAATCACGGGAACGTCTGGCGGCACCAAGGCCGTTTCGCTCAGTGGCAGCGGTGCCGTCTACAATGCCGAAGTCACCGGCATGACGACCGGTGGCACGGTGATCGCCACCGTTCCGGTCAATGCGGCAACCGACGCCGCCGGCAATCTGAGCACCGTCTCGAATAGCATGTCCATCACTTGGACACCGGACACCACCGCGCCCACGGTCACCATCAACAAGGGCGCGAGCCAATCCGATCCGACCAGCGCAAGCCCAATCCTGTTCGATATCGTGTTCAGCGAAGTGGTCACCGGGTTCATCAACACCGACGTCACCGTTGTGTTCAGCGGCGGCGGTACGCCTGCCGTGTCCATCAGCGGCACCGGCCCGACCTACACCGCGTCTGTCACCGGCATGACGGCAGACGGCAATGTCACGGCCAGCATCGCGGCCGGCGTCTGCACCGACCTGTCGGGCAACGCCAACACGATCTCCACTTCCACCGACAATATCGTGGCGTGGGTCGCGCCTATCGTCGGCGCCGACGACGGCAAAATGGACTTCTCTCTCACAACCCAAGGCGGCCTCTGGGCCTTGTTGGAGGATATCTGATGGCTACCATCGACGTTAAAGACGCTGCGGGCGCTACCGTTGCATTGGAGCGGCCGCTCACGCCCGGACAGGCCGCAATGGCAGCGTCGCGTCCCGTTGTCATTGCCAGCAATCAGAGCGCGGTGCCTATCAGCGGCACCGTCACTGCAAACGCCGGCACCGGCACGATGGCGGTCAGTGGCACCGTGACCGCTAACGCCGGTACGGGGACTATGACCGTAAGCGGCACGGTCGCCGCCACACAATCTGGAACTTGGAACGTAGGCACCGTCACCCCCGGCACTGCCGCAACCAACCTCGGCAAAGCCATCGACAGCGCGGTTGGTGCGACCGACACCGGCACTGGCACGCTCGTCAAGCGCGTCGATACCCTTGCCACGCTGACCCCTGCCAATGGCGATTGGGTCGCGGCCCAGGTCGATGCCCAAGGCGCAATGTGGGTCCGGCTAATTCCCGAACAAGTTGAGGCTGGCGAGTACGAAGCCGTCGCCGCTGGTGCGGGGACAACCGTCCTCGGAACAAGCGGCGCGAGCGGTGACTTTCTCTCGTCCGTCATCATCACGCCGACGACTACCTCCCCCGGCTCTGTCGGCATCAAGGACGGCACCAACACCGCCATCACGATCTTTGCCGGCGGCGCAAGCAGCGTTTCCAACCTTGTGCCATTCGCCATTCCAATCGGCGCAACGGCAACCGGCGGCACTGGCGGATGGCAGATTGTCATCGGCGGTACCGGCGTGACCGCCATCGGCGTTGGGAATTTCAGCTGATGCCAACGCTATCCCGACGCAGAACATGGCCGCCGACGCATGGGTCGCTCTACGTTCCTGCCGGCGGAGGTGGTGGCGGCTTTACCGCCGCTGGTGTCCACTTCGACGGTGCCACCGAATACTTTAGAAACGCCGGTGGCTTTGGGAACTCGAACAGCAAGCAGGGCACTGTCTCGATGTGGGTCAATGTTGCCGCCAACGGCGCTATATTTGGGTGGCAGAACTCGGGCTTTTCCGCGAGCGGTTTTTCAGTTCGCAGCCAAAACCAGTTTATACTATTTAAGCTGTTTGATCCGGCCGGGGTAGGTGAGATTGGTACCATCAGCCCCAACTCTGGCTTCGGAAGCGGTGGCGGTATTCCCCCCGACAGCACCGCTTACGACTGGCGCACTTTGGGCTGGCGCTGGCTTGCCTTTAGCTGGGACCTCGCCAGCACCGCCCGTATGCAATGCGCCTCTAATGTCTACACAACCGCTGGCAGTCTCGATCTCTTCGACGGCAGCTCCATCACCGACAACACCGTAAGCTATCCCGCCACCGGCTATCCCACTATCGGGTCGTTTGGCTTTGGTAATAGTCCCTACACCGGCGACCTCGCGGAATTTATCTTCTTCAGCGGAACTTCTCTCGACCTTTCAAACTCCACGGTCCGAGCCAAGTTCATCAGCGCCTCTGGACATCCAGTTGACCTGGGTACGACCGGCAACATCCCAACCGGCTCCAACCCCACATTCTACTTCAAAGGCCCCGCCGCCGGCTTTGGTACCAACGCCGCCGGAACCGGCGACATGATCGTAGGCTCCGGTGCCGTAACCGACTCCTCGACCAACCCATGAGCGAACCATGGGCGTGACCCTCGGTATTGCCGGAAAGAACGACGCCACCGGCTGGACCGTGTTCACCGAGAGTGCCTCGGGAAGTGGTGAAGGCTCGGATTACGTCGGCGCAGGCACCAGAAAGATTTACGTCTCCACCTCTGGCAACGACAGCAATACGGGTACCCAAGCCTCACCGAAGCAAACCTTGGTTGGGGGCTCTGCCCTTTTGCGGGGAGGTAGCCCCGACTGGCTCCTGCTCAAGCGCGGCGACAAATGGACCGATGAGAGCTTTGGCCCTGACAATAACGGATTTCTGAACCGTAGCGGGCAAGACGCTGACAACCCGATGATCATCGGGGCCTATGGCACAGGCGCTCGTCCGATCATTGAGGTTGATAGAAGCAAAAGCATCATCTGTTTCAATTCGGGAAACAGTGCCAGTCATTTGGTTTATCTCAGTTTGGATTGCCGATGTTATGAGCGCGACCCTGACGATGTCAGATACGCAGGGATCATAAACTCGCAACCATTTGGTTTTGTTCTGACGCCGTTCGCTCGTATGATCATTGAAGATTGTCGGTTTGCATTCTTCCTTGGTATTGAGCTAAATTGTATAGACAACCCGAGCGGTAATCATTTTGTCTTACGGAGGAATGCGTTTGATCGTCTGTGGGCGGGTATAAATTATGGTGGCACCGGCATTCTGGCAGGACACGTTGAAAATATCACTATCGAAGACTGTATTTGGTATCAATGCGCCGTCGCTCCCAACGACGACGTGATTGGCTGGAGTCTAGACGACGGCTTTTCGAACAGCCACAACCTCTACATCAACTACGACTGCGGGATCGTCAATTTCAAAAACAGCATTTCCTATCTGACGCAGTACCACTGCCTCAAAGCCAGAAGCGGAGCCAATATCACTAACTCCTTTTTAGGCAAGGGCTCTCAAGGCTTCGAAGTCTACAACATGGGCGCTTCGGCGGCACCCCCCGGTGGCGTTCCAACGACGACGCTCAATATTCTAGACAATGTATTCATGAACATGCGGGATCAAGACCGTACCTCTATCCCACACGGGGGTGGTGGTGGCTCCACCGGCGAACTCGCCAACATGAACGACTCGACGCCGTGCGGTCCCATTATGTTCAAACGCAACATCTGTCATCACTCGATTGCCAACTCTGTTTCTGCCAATGTCAGCTTAAGCCGCGGCGCAATCGGCTGCGAGGTTATAGACAACATAATCTATAGTATGGCGCAGGGTATTAGTATATCGGACACTAATCCCACCTATCCAAGCTTCGGTACCAATGTTGTCACGCCAAATCAGGTTGACCTCAACGGCGATAACGCCGAATACTCATTCCCCGACCCAAACAACGCAACCCTGACGGCTTACGCCACATCAATCGGTCTATCGGCGAGCGAAGACGTTCTAATGCGCGCCATCTGCAATAACCGCAACGGTGCCTGGGACTACCGCCTTACGGCTCCCGCCATCAACGACTTCATGCGGACGAAGTTTGGCATGGCAACGCTCGGCGTCGACGGTTCCGGCGGCTCCGCTGTTCCAATCTCCCGTCCGCGCTTGAGGCTCCGCTGATGCCTCACAACGGCAAACGCACCGAAACTAATCTAGCATCGCTCTCTCTCGACGCCGCCTATCCCTTCATCAATATCATGAAGCAGTCGACGGGCTGGGGCATTGGAAACGGCAGCGTCTTCCCCGCCGACTGGGCTTTGCTCGACAGCAATGGCTGGCCCACAGCTGCCCCCATTTCGAACCCCAGTGAGGTCTGGGGCACACAGGCCGAATGTCCCTCGCAAGCAGATCGTGGAGGAACGTGGACCGTTGACTACACCGGTGGTGACGCCGGATCGCAAGTGCAGATATTCCTCCAAGGTGACAGCGCCACCGCAACGGCCTCGGGTGCTGGAGGCGCAGCCGTACTAACGCCCATCCGTACCGATATAAACGTCCTGACCATCAAAATCCTAAGTCCAGGTACTTCAGTCAAACTAACCAACGTCAGGGTCTACAAAACCGCCGACGCCTCAAAGCTCATCGCCGGTCAGATCTTCACCGATCAATTTCTCGGCTTCATGTCCGAGGTCGGCGTCATCCGTTTCATGGACTGGTGCCGGATGAACGAAGCTACAATCAACGAATGGGCCGACCGCGCCCCCGTTGGTTGGTACTCCTACGGAGCCCAGTACACGCCGCCGACGTGGAAGAACCTTGCTGCCACAGCTGCCCTTGCCGAAGTCACCGCTTCGATCACCAAGAAGACCTCGGTCATCACCGGTTCTATCAGCGGCACCACGCTGACCGTCACCACAGCGACCGGCGACCCAATTGTAGCAGGTGCCTTTCTGCAAGGAGGTGGTCTAGTTCAGCGCACTCGCATCACTGCCCTCGGCACCGGAACCGGCGGCACCGGCACCTACACCGTCAACAAATCGCAGAGCACCTCGGGTACTTGGAACGGTCAATACGCCACCTTCAACGTCACGGCAGTGACGGCCGGGACCGTAGTCGCCGGTATGAACCCCACCGGCTATAAGACCACCGATCCCTTTAGCACCGGACTAAATGGCATTTGGATTTGGGGCCAAGCTTCCGGTACCGCCGGGGGCATCGGCGTCTATATCCTCGTTCCTCAATTCACCGTCGCAGAGTGCTTCAGCGTTGCTTCGCAGCGTTGGTACTGCCAGGGCACTCACTTCGATGTGACGTGGCCGGGTTTCCCCGGCCTGACGGATAAGATTTCGTGCAACTTCTATCCTCCCATGCGCGTGGGCGCATCGGGCGCGTTTAACTTCAATATCGTCGGCAACGTGCCGATGACGTTCAGTGTCAACGGCGGGACGGCCAACCCCCTCGCCAACCAATACGGCGAAACTGCCGGGGGCCAACTCTACACTGACGCAGAAACAAACAGCGCCTTTGCCTTCACTGGCACCCCCTGCGTCTGGGATGCCAGCCTCGGCGTATGGCTGCAATACAATGTGCCATTCTCGACCGGCGGCGCTGTCGGCGCTAGTGTCCCGCCAGAAGTGTGCATGGAACTATGTAAGGCTGCGGGAGCACACCCCTGGTTCGTGCTGCCCTGCTACGCCTGCGACAACGGCACCGGACAGACGCCGAGCGTCGGTTCGTACATCACCGGGTTGATGACCTACGTCAAAAGCCGCCAAGACAGCGACATGCCTTGGGTCATCCCGCGCTTCGAACCGACGAACGAAAACTGGAACCCCGGCAACTTCCAGACCAACTACGCCTTCAGGAAGCAATCTATACGCGACGGCTCGGCGGCAGTCGGCAGCGGTGAAACCGGAAACACCGATAACTCTAATTGGGTGGGCACTGTCGCCTCGACCATCGGGCAGTATTTGGTGACGCTCTATGGCAGCTACCGCCCCGACAAATACAAGTTCCTCGTTCCCTTCGGCGGCTACTTCGACTATCCCGCCATCCCTCTCAGTCGCCAGACCAAACTAACCTCTGCGTTCTTCGTATCTCAGGGTGGCACGGCCGCGCGCCTCTATACCACCGGCATAAGCATCGCTAATTACTTCGGCCCCATCGGCTACCAGCACGGGGCGCAGTATGTGGCGGGCTATCAGTTCCTGATGGGCAACCTCACGGCGCGGAACGCCGCCCTCGATGCTTTCAACGACGGTTGCTTGAACCCTACGACCGGAGCCACGCTAAACAGCGAATGCTTTACGCTTCAGCAATGGTTCAACGGAACGCGCTTCGCTGGCGATCCTAACGTACCGACTGCAGGCGTAATCAACAATTGGGTCTACATTGCCAGTCAGTACCCAAACCAAAATGGCACCCCGCAGACCGTCGAGTTCTACGAGGGCGGCTGGTCAATGGACTACTACGAGACTGGGCAGACCGACCTCGCTGGCAACACTCCTGGCAATCCCACGACCTTCGTCTTCACCACAAGTGAGTTTCAGGTCACCAAGCAAAACCAAACCGGCTTGGTCTGCGCTGTCGCTGGTATGTGCTTCAAGCCGCAAGGCATCTCAGGGACGTTAGGCGCGGCGCTCAATGGCAACATCTACACCGTTACCGGAACTCCGACGCAAGACACCTTTCAGCTGAACGTAAACACCACCGGACTAAGCGGCAGTGGTGGGTTTATGGAGTACTGGTATCAAATCCCCATCACAAACGTGCAGGCTACGACGAGCGGCGGCACCCCCTGCGCCCTCCTTACCCTCGGCCTGACGCTCGGTGCGATGGGCTTTATCTATCCCCACGGCAACAACGCTCTCATCACTGGCGTTGTCGGCCCGACCGTGCTGAACGGAAACACCTACGGAGTAATCGCCGCCGACCCAAGCGGCACCATCACCGTCGTCCAAGACCTCACCGGCCAACCCGCCTATGTTAGTGGTGGCACGATCACTGTGCGCCCTGGCGTCGGTGTCGTGCCAATGATGCAATACTCAAAATTTCGTCCCAACATCACGACCTATGAACTCTACCAATTCAACAACACAGTCGCGATCACCACTGGCGGCGTGACAGTCGAATACCCTTCGGAGTTCGTCTTTTCCTCTGGTAGCCAAGGCCCCGGCAATTTCAGTGTCTTTGATCCGTCGACCTATGCCCCGCTGGTCGCAGGCGTTCCGCCGCGCTGGCAGGCCGTTCTTGACTTCAACGCTGGCGGCACTGTGACACCAACCAGTACAGCCGTTCAGCGACCGCGCATGCGCTTGCGCTAACGAGTTTCCCTGGACGGGCAAGCCGATCCGGCAAGCCGCGACGGGATGACGACAGCCGCCTTCGGGCGGCTTTTTTGTTGGAGAAACGACAATGGTAGACGACGACGATCTCAACACCGCGCCAGCCGGAAACGAGCAAGCAGGTAATGAGAAAGCCGAGCCGCCTCCTGTCGAGCCGCCGGAGGATGATCAATCCGACGATCAGCCCGAAGGTGAGCAAGCAGAGAAGAAAGCCGAACCCGAGGAGGAGTTAGACCTCGGAGCTGATGACGAGCAAGACGACGACGAAGACGACGAAGAGGATGCATCGCCGAAGGGCGAGAAGAACCGCATCCAGCGTTACCGCGAACAGGCAAACCGATTGAAGGCCGAGAACGAGGCGCTCCGCAGTCGCACTGACAGCGGCGTTCCGAATGATCAGGCCCAGCTGCAGCGCGCGCTCGAATATGCGGTGCTGCAGAAGATCGGCGACCCGCCACAACAAAAAGACTTCGGTGACGACTACGTCGCTTTCGCCAACGCCAAGTTGGCATACGAGATCGATGCACGACAGGTTTCGCGTGAGGTCCGCAGGGACTTCGCCACCACCATCAAACAAGAGCAAGAGCGGGTGGCGGGACAGGTTGCGGAACACAAGGAACGTGTGCAGCGACTTCGCGGTCGCGTGAAGGACTTCGATGAGGTGATGTCGAGAGCGACATTGCCTGTCTCCCCTCACGTCGAGCGCCTGCTCCTGGCGTCGAAGAAATCCGATCGCCTCACGTACGTGCTCGGAAAAAACCAAGCCAAGCTCGCACAGCTCAACCGCATGTCCTCCGAGGAGGCCGCCCGCGAAATCGGACGGCTGGAAGGCCGCCTGTCTCTGCCGTCAGCAACCAGAACAAAGACACAGGCTCGTAAGCCGATCACGCCACTGAAGGGTAGCGGCGCAGCGCCGCCGTCTGACACGGCTGCGGTCAACTCGTACATCAAGAAGCTGTACGGCGACCGCGCGTGATCTCGGCTTCGAGCCGCAACAGGAGCGGCTTAGATGGCCAACACAGTCCTTAATCCAAGTATTATCGCCAAGACCTCGGTACGCATCCTTGAAAACGAACTCGTGATGGGCTCTCACGTCTATCGCGGGTACGAGGAGGAGTTCGACAAGAAGATCAACGGCTATGACGTTGGTGACACCATCAGCGTTCGTAAGCCGCAGAACTTCGCGATCCGTACTGGTGCCACTGCTGTCATGCAGGATGTGACGGAAGGCAAGCTGTCTCTCGTCGTCAACATCCAGCAAGGCGTCGACTTCAACTTCTCCAGCAAAGACCTCACGCTCAAGATCGAGCAGCTCGCCGATCGCGTTATTCGTCCGGCAATGGTTCGCTTGGCGAATGCTGTCGACGTTTCACTCATGTCCCTGTTCACTCAAATCCCGAACTGGGTGGGACAGCCCGACGTTGGTGCCGACAGCACGATCAACAGCTTTGCTGAGTTTGCTGCTGGTGCCGAGCGCCTCGACCAGATGGCGGTGCCGGGAGACATGCGCTACGCAGTCCTGGCACCGGACAGCTACTGGGCGCTGGCTGGTAGCCAGACCGCGCTGTTCGCACCGGCTATCACCACGCAGGCGTACCGGCGCGGTGAGATCGGCGACATCGGCGGCGTGGGCACCTACATGAGCCAGAACGTGCCGACGTTCACCGGCACTGCGGCGCAGGGTGACACACCAACGGTGACCAACGCCGTTGCCACCAACCAAGTGCTCTACGACACCGTGAAGAATACCGAAGGCACTCCCGGCATCTGGGGGCCTGCCACGGGCGGCGCTGGCACTGGTCTGGTGACCGGCGGCTGGACTTCCGGTGCGATCGTGAGGGCGGGCACCGTGTTCACGCTCGGCTCCGGTGCGACCAACGTGCTTGCGGTCAACCCGGTCACGAAGCAGGTGCTGCCCTATAGGCAGATGTTCACCGTCGTGGCTGACGTGACGGCAACCGGCGGTGCGGCCACGTTGACCATCACGCCGCCGATCATTCCGTTGACCGGCACCGATGGCAACCAGTGGGCGACGACCAACATCGCGCCTGCCGCCACCACGGTGGTCAACGTCGTCGGCGACGCCAACGGGAACTACCGGCAGAACATGATGTTCCACCGCGATGCCTTCGCGCTGGTCATGGTGCCGATGGTGAAGCCGCCTGGAGCGGTCGATGTCGCCCGCGAAAGCTATCGCGGCACCAGTGCTCGCGTGATCCCGTACTATGACGGGACCAACGACGTGAGCAACTATCGCCTCGACATCCTCTACGGCGTCAAGGTGATCGACAACCGCATGGCCGTTCGCGTGAGTGGCGGCAGCGGCACGCTCGGCAACCCGGCGACCTAGCGCGCGTTGCAACAACGGCCCGCCTCATCCGGGGCGGGCCTCTTCAATTCAATGGGAGTTATTCAGATGGCGAAGAAGCCAGTTGAGAAGAAAAAGCGCAAAGGCAGCACGTCGCCTGCGCCGAAGCCGAAGACCACAGCAGAGGGCGAAGTCGAAGCCGTGCTCGGCGAAGTGTCGATCCCGGTGCAATGCTCGGTCAGCGTCACGCAAGCGAATGACTTTGACGAGCTGGTGATCGAGTGGAGCTGCCTCGGTCTGTCCGAGGAGCCGGATGCCATCAGAGAAATCTCGGGCAACGCCTGGATGCTCGATAGCGATCGGCCGCCAGCAACCGACGACGAGGGCTTGCACGTTTTCTTCAAGCCCGCGTTGAAGGGCGGCAACTACGGCTTCCAGTTTGTCTTCACCTACAACTCTGCGGTCGAGGCGCGCACCGCCGAGCCGAAGAAGGTGGAGCAGCTGGAGAAAGACCGCGAAGAGTTCGAAGGCGCAGGAGCCTAACCCAATGGCACAGACACGCCGTCAGCTCATCGATAAGGTGCTCGACAAGCTCGGCGTGCTTGTGCCTGGGCAAGCTCCCGGCGACGAGGCGGTGAGCAGGGTCGATGGCTATGTCGACCCCTGCTTCGCCACGCTCGCTGCGCTTGGGGTCGTCTACGTCGCCGACGCTGGCATTCCCGATCCGCCGAGTGGTGGCGCGATCGACGACCCCATCGTTAATCCGCTCGCCGACTACGTCGCCTGGGCGTGTGCGGGCGCGTTCAACCTGGGCGACAACCCGCAGCTCAAGCTCCTGTCCGATCAGGCCGAGAGCACGATGCGGATCATCGGTCGACCGGCTTCCACCCGGCAGACGCTGCGCACCGACAGCCAGCTGCGCGGTGGCACCCGGCGCGCGCTCGTTGGCAACTTCTCGCGGGGCACCTGATGCCGCTCCGCACGATCCAAGTTCCTTTCCCCGACAGTACCATGCCGGGGACGCCGGGGCACTTTCAGGAAAGCGGCGGGCGCATCATCAATAGTTACTTGGAGCCGCTCGGCCCCGCTGCGCCGTCGACGCTGATCTACCGGCGAGCGCCAGGGCTGCGCAACTTCGGCACCACTGTTCGCACCGGCTTTCGCGGTGGCATCCAAGTCAATGCGGCGCTCTATGCTGCCTTCAACAACCGGCTGGTGACGTTCACCGAAGCTGGTGGAGCTGCAGCCGATGTGGGTGCGTTCCCCGGAACGGCGAAAGGGTTCTTTGCGCGCAACGTCAGGGCCACGGCGGGGCCTCCTGCGGGGCCTGACATTGTCTTCGTTGATCCAGACGGCAACGCCGCAACCATCAACGGCGTGACACTCGGAACCATCACTCGTCCCACCGATATGGGTGCACCAAACTCTGTCTGTGCGATGGACGGGTTCTTTGTATTCACGGTCAGTGACGGCAAGGTGTGGGCAACCGACAACAATGCTGTCACGATCCCAGCACTGTCGTTTGGCACCGCCGAAAACAAGCCGGATGGTCTGGTCCGGGGCGTGCCGTGGGCTGGTCAGTTGTTTCTGTTTGGGCCGTCGACCACCGAGGTGTGGGCCAATGCAGGCACCGTACCGTTCCCGTTCCAGCGCAGCGTCGTGATCCCGCGCGGTATTGCCGGTCCATATTGCGTTGCTGGGTTTGAGGATAACTTCTCGCGCGCGTTGGTGTGGGTTGCCGACGACAACACCGTCGTGCGGCTCAACGGCTATCTGCCAGAGAAAATATCGCCGCCGGATCTCGATGGCTTGATTGAGCGCGAGCCTGCAATCCTCGGACAGAAGCCGTCGCTTGAGATGTCCACCTTTATGAGCCGAGGGCATGCTTTCATTCTGCTGTCGTCGCCGACATGGTCCTGGGTGTTTGACTTGAACACCAACAAGTGGGCAGAGCGCACCAGCTACCTGCAGGCGCGCTCGCGCATTACCGGCGGCGTGTTTGCGTTCAACAAGTGGGTGTGCGGCGACACGCTTTCCGGCAACGTGCAGGAGATCACCAACCTTGCACACACCGAGATTGGACAGCCGTTCCGCTGGCAGCTCGATAGTGGTGCGGTCGAGAATTTCCCGGTGGGTGCGCGCGTCGGTCGTTTCGATGCTGAGTTTGTAACCGGCGTAGGTCAGGCAACCACCGCGCATCCGATGACCATCACGGGAGCGGTGGCTGGTACGGCGTTTTCCACTCCCACCGGCACGGCCAACCGCATCCGCCTTACCGTCACGACTACCGTGCTTTACCGCGACGGTGACGCAGGCACGGTGTCTGGCGTTGGCGGCACGACCGAAGCGAATGGCACATGGTCGTTTGATGTGATCGACGGCACGCATGTGGAGCTGAACGGCTCGACCTTCGTTCATGCCTATACATCCGGTGGCGTGTTGACGGGCCTTGCATCGATCGAGCCGATCGAGACTGACCCGGTGGTGGAGATCAGCTGGAGTGATGACGGCGGTCAGACCTACTACGCCCCGATCATCCGCAAGCTCGGACGGCAGGCGCAGACACGGCAGCTGGTATCGTTGATTGCCTGCACCGGGCGCTCGTCATGGAACGCGCGGCGCTGGCGGCTGGCGATTGCCGACCCGGTCTATGTCGGGTTCATGGCGGCGTATCAGAATGTCTCGCCGAAGGTGTCGGACATCGGCTGATGGCAACGCAGATCAATCGCATTCCGCCGCCGAGCGTTCCGCTTGTCGACGTGCAGACCGGCATCGTCAACGAATACTGGTGGGATTTCTTTTCCGTTCTTGCTGGCGGGCAACCGCTGAAGAACTTCGCCAATGACGCAGCAGCTGCGGCTGGTGGCACGCCGATCAACGGCTTCTACCGCAACGGCAGCATCGTTCAGATAAGGGTGACGTGATGGGCCTATTTGATTGGTTTAGCGGCTCCGACGAAGCCGAAGAAGCTGCGGCGAAGAACGCGGCGCTGTACAATCAATACGGCATAAATACCGGCAATCTCTACAATCAATACAAGACCGGCGCGACCGACGCACTGACCGGTGCGAAGACCGCAGCTGTCGGTGCGCTTGGCACCGGATTGACCAACACGCTCGGTGCGCTGAACACCGGACTGCAGGGATCGCTCGCGGCGGGCAACGCTGGCGTTGCGGCTTACAATCCGTTGAGCCAACTGGGCAACACTTACGGGACAGCAGTCAATAGATACTACGATACGCTCGGCCTCAATGGGCCGGATGCATCACGCAATGCGCAAGCTCAATACGTCGCCGATCCCGGTCAGCAATATCAGATCGATGAGGCAACGCGCGCAGCGATCAACGCCGCATCGCGCACCGGAGCTGTCGGTGGCGGCAGCACAGCGCAGGGCATCGGCCGCGACGTGCTCGGCATCGTCAATAAGAATTATGGCGCTTATCAAGATCGGCTGGCGGGCTTCGTCAATCCGCAGCTGCAGGCCACGGCAGGAGCTGCAAGCGGCGTCGCCGGAGCCAACAAGACGCTCGCCGACATCTACAGTCAGGGCTACGGCGCGATCGGCGGGGCCTACGGGGCCAACGCCTCGCAGACGGCTGGCCTGGAGAGCGGCTACGGCTCCGATGTCAGCAACGTGCTGGGCAACTACACCGCAGGCCAGGGGCAGACGCTCAAGGACATCACGGCGGGCAACGCTGCGTCCAACCAAGCCATCGCCCAGGCTGGCCAGACCGATGCCTCGAACCTGTGGGGTCTGCTCGGAGCGGGCGTCAAGGCGGCGGGCGCGGGCTTC